CGTAGAAAGGAACTTATCATGGCTAAATCAGCTAAAAAAGTCGTAGCTCAGGAAATCACTTTTCAGGGCATTAATTCTCTCCCCGAGGACCAGCGTAATATGGGCGTCACCGCTCAGGACATTTTTAAGTTTGTCCAAGAGCAAGCTGGCGGTAATCCAAATAATGTCGGTGTCCGGCCTACTGTTGATGTAGTTGGTACGCCTAATCCTTTTCCTTTTGAAAAGGCAAAAACATTATTTGATGAGGTAGGCAATCCTAACCTCACCCTTCGTGGTAAGGTAGTATGGCAGTTGATCAACTCCGACCATGAGGGTCATGTAGTTACCTTAACCGATGTAGACTTAGCCCATAAGTCTATTAAAGCTCGTAAGTTCCATGCTCTGCTGGATGCGCTTAATGGTGGACAGTCACCATCAGCCAAGGCTACATGGGGCAAGAACTTTGTTGAGCTGTTCGTTATCCCAGCTTAATTATCCTAGGATGGGCGGCCGATTGGTCGCCCTTCTTTTTTGGATGGATGGATGGATTGATGACGAATGATGATGATCTCGGTATATATGTACCATCATATATACAATAACTAATGAGCTCTAAAGACCTCTGAGCTGGACATCTTAAGACGTCTCAGCGACCAAGTAGGACACTCAGCGATGTACCATGTGCTACCTTTTAATAGTTACTAATAATGGTAACGGCTACAAAACGAGGTAAGTACAATGCTTTATATAATTGACCACCATAATAGCTTTACGACAGCTATACACACCACCAACATGGGCGGCCACGACGCGCTACTTATGTTGCAGGGTTTGAGGTTTTACGACAATGTGTACCTTAACTACGCAAACGACGAGGACCTCTTTAAAAGTGATGACACGCCAAGTTGGAGCAACCAAGACTGCGTTGTTTATTACCATGCTAAAACCGAGGACAAGTGGTTTGAGTATGAAGTCGGTAAACACACACCACGTTGGAGGGCGTTAGAGGGTAAGCCGGACCTCTGTGACGACCACCTAAAACACGATATCAGTTAACCCCAACGGTAGGGCGACTTCGGTTGCCCTACCAACCTTTTGTAGCCGATGGATGGATGGATGGATGGATTGATCTATCTTTCCATCCGATCCTTGACGTGATCGCATCAATCATATACGGTCTCTTTAGAGATCAGGCCGCGATATTTTTTGAACACATTGCCGCTTGCTTGAGCGCGTTTTTGCTTTTAAGTATTTACACAACGCAACAAACAAAGGGTTTTAAAAATGGTTTATGTTTATATGTTTTTTTGCACGTTAAATATGGTGGCGGGTGTAACGCTATTATTTGCCGCAAGTGGTGCTTTTATATTGCCGCCAATTTTTAGCCACCATTTTATAAACGGTTTTATGTTTTGCATGGGGTTAGCATTGTTTGGTTTTGGTTATTATAGTGCATGGCGGCACAAATGTTAGTGTTGCCAGCGTTGCTAGGCGTGGCAGTTGTGCTAGTGTTTTTATGGGTATTAAATTAATTTACATAAAAGTGCTTTTAGGGGTTTACACTAATTACTGGCTGTGCCATAACAATAGGGCAAGGCAATGGTGCTTTGCTTTTTAAAAAGGGGTTTACCAATGGGTAACACAACAACACAGGCAGCGGCAGCCTTTACAGCCGCAAATTTGGGTAGCCAAGGCGTTTTTTGCAGCCTTGCTATTAAAGCGTTTATTACTGCCAATGGCATTGGCAATATTAACGTGCAACTTACACCCGCCGCTGTACAGGCTAACGCGCTTATGGGCGGGGCTAACTTTTGGCGTGCTATGCAGCCAGCTAACGGCAAGGCAATAGGCCACTTTGGGCAAATGCTTTGGGTAATGGTAAACGGTAGCTTGCCAGCTAAATATTGGCAGCCAACCGCGCAAGGCTACATTGCGCCAAAGCCTAAGTTTATTACCAGCATGGCTTGGTTAAATACTAAGGTGCCAACTAAGGTGCCAGCCGCCGTGCCACTGGCAATGGTTAACGCTATTGCTGCTAACAGTGGTAGCAGCGTTACTAGCAGCCTTAACCAAAACCCAATACTAAAGGCAATGGCTGGTGGTAGCAGCCCTAGTAGCGTTGGCTGGGGTAACCCACTGGCGCAACTGGTGGTGGCAAGCTAACCCCTAGGCGGGGTGCCAAAAGGTACCCCGCCGCACATTTACCACAGTGTTGCACTTTTGCAACAGGGCAACCCCCCTAAATGCGACGAGTGTGTACAAGCACCAGCGTAGTACACGGTTCTGTCCAAATCGTTACCACTCTGAAAATTATACAGCGTACCCCCACCCCCCTTTTTGAAACATTGATCCGAGATCATTGCGCTAAGAAAATTTTTATATTATTAAATAATTATGACAAATGCCCCAATGACTATCCCTGAAGAAGTATTGAAGCAGTATGCGCGTTTGCTTGAGAAGCAGAAACAGCACATCTCGAGTGATCACGCGAAGAAGGATTTTATGGCCTATTGTAAAACAGTATGGCCTGAGTTTATTGAGGGGAAGCACCATAAGATAATGGCGCAGAAGTTTAATGGTTTAGCTGATGGTAGTATTAAGCGGTTAATTGTGAATATGCCGCCTAGACATACGAAGTCAGAGTATGCCAGTTATTTATTGCCGAGTTATTTAATGGGGTTGAATCCAAAGTTAAAGATAATTCAAGCAACGCATACAGGTGAGTTAGCGGTGAGGTTTGGCCGAAAGGTGCGTAACCTTATGAATAGTACCGATTACTCTCTAGTCTTTCCAGATGTAAAATTACGGCAGGATAGTAGTGCGGCGGGTAGATGGGAGACCCATGCTGGCGGTGAATATTTTGCGGCTGGTGTAGGTGGAGCGATTACAGGCCGTGGTGCGGATTTAATGATTATTGATGACCCGCACTCCGAACAAGATGCAATGTCACCAGCAGCATTAGAGAATGCCTATGAGTGGTATACATCTGGTCCACGGCAAAGACTTCAGCCTGGAGGAGCGATTGTAATTGTGATGACGCGTTGGTCAGAGATTGATTTGACTGGCAAATTATTAAAACAGCAAGCGCGAGATGTACTGGCTGACCAATGGGAAGTAGTAGAGTTTCCGGCATTATTAGAAGATGATAAGGTGCTTTGGCCGGAGTTTTGGAAAAAAGAAGAATTATTAAAGGTGAAGGCTTCATTATCAGTAGGTAAATGGGAAGCCCAATGGCAGCAGAATCCTACAAGTGAGACGACTGCTATTTTGAAGCGTGAGTGGTGGAATCAGTGGGAAAAAGAAGATATCCCTAAATTAAGTTATGTTATGCAGAGTTATGATACAGCATTTAGTAAAAAAGAGAATGCTGATTATAGTGCGATAACCACATGGGGTGTATTTTATCCAGTGGAGGGAGAACCACCCAACATTATTCTAGTAGATGCGCGAAGAGGTAGATGGGATTTCCCTGATTTAAAGCGTATTGCAAAAGAGGAATATGATTATTGGGAGCCTGAATGTGTGATTATTGAGGCAAAAGCGACTGGTATGCCGTTGACGCAAGAATTGCGTAGTATGGGTATTCCTGTGCAGAATTATTCCCCGAGTAGAGGTAATGATAAATATACTCGTGTAAACTCCATTGCGCCAATCCTAGAAAGTGGGTTAGTATGGGCTCCAGATACTAGATGGGCAGAGGAAGTGATAGAAGAGTGTGCTTCATTTCCGGTTGGTGAAAATGATGATTTTGTTGATACAGTAACACAGGCTCTCCGACGTTTCCGCGAAGGTGGGTTTATACAGCACCCAGAGGATTATAACGACCATGTCGATGTACCGCCAAGAACGAACTCCTACTACGGATAGAATTGAGGAGTTGAAAAAACTCCTTGAGATTGTTTTAAATAGTTTAGAAGATAAGCCAGCCCCAATGCTCCGAGTTATACAGGGAGGTAAAACTGATGGCAAAACAACCTAGCCCTTATAATAATGTTGAGCGTGAATTTACATTGGTTGGTCAGCAATTAGAGTCAGACCCATTAGAAATAGAATTACCGACGACTGCCCCTGAACCTTCTTTTGATGGTATGGAAATGTCAACAATGGAAGATGGTTCAGTAGAGTTTGCCGAGCCAGATGCGGAAGATAAGGGTGAAGCTGCTTTTATGGATAACCTTGCTGAGTTTATCGATGAGGATGAACTTACAGGTATATCTAGTATGATACTTGAAAAAATAGATGAAGATAAGAGTTCGCGTAATGAATGGTTAAATGTTTATACAAAAGGTTTAGATTTACTTGGTGTTAAGTATGAGAACCGTACAGAACCATTCCAAGGAGCTACTGGTGTTATACACCCAATGCTGAATGAAGCAGTTAGCCAATTCCAAAGCCAAGCCTATAAAGAATTATTACCCCCGAGTGGTCCTGTCCGTACACAAGTCTTGGGTGATACATCACCAGAATTAGAAAAACAGTCAGAACGTATAAAAACTGAGATGAATTATCAGCTTTTGCATGTTATGGAAGAGTATGATTCTGAATTTGACCAGATGTTATATTATTTAGGGCTATGTGGTAGTGCATTTAAAAAGGTTTACCCTGATCCGCAGCTTGGCAGACAGGTAAGTAAGTTTGTACAAGCGGAAGATTTGCTAGTTCCATACAATGCTACTGATTTAGCTTCATGTGAACGTGTTACACACATCATTCGTATGTCCGAAAATGAATTACGCAAGTTACAGGTGAATGGTTTCTACCGTGATTTAGAGATAAGTCCAGGAGAAGGTGAGTATGATGAGCTGAAAGAGGCTAAAGAAGAGCTTTCAGGCTTAGAACAATCAGGTTCATATGAAGAATTAACCCTTTATGAGTGCCATTGTTATTTAGATTTAGAAGATTTTGCGGATAAAGATGCTGAAGGTGAGCCAACAGGTATAAAACTGCCGTACATTGTGACGGTATCTTCTGATTCGGGTGAAGTTTTGTCTGTGTACCGTAATTATGCTGAAAATGATGCATTTAAGCGGAAAAAACAATATTTTATCCATTATATGTTTACTCCTGGACTTGGATTTTATGGCAATGGCCTGATTCATTTACTTGGTAATCTATCACGCACCGCTACAGCTAACCTACGGCAGTTAATTGATGCTGGTACTTTATCAAATATGCCAGCTGGATTTAAAGCAAGAGGTTTACGCATACGAGATGATGATCAGCCACTTCAGCCTGGAGAATGGCGTGATGTCGATGTTGTTGGAACGGAGCTTCGCAGCTCACTCTTACCTCTGCCCTATAAAGAGCCGAGCGCGACTCTGTTTCAGCTGCTTGGTTTTGTAGTACAAGCGGCACAGAAATTTGTAGGCACAACAGATATAGGTACAGGTAATATTCAGAATACTGAAATGCCTGTAGGTACAACAGTTGCGCTTATGGAACGTGGCAGTCGTATAATGTCTGCTGTGCATAAGCGTTTGTACAATGCTATGAAGCAAGAATTTAAATTGCTTGCTGAGATTATAGGCGCAGATGGCAGTGATTATTTGTACAATGTCACAGGTAATCAGCAAGGTATGAAAGCACAGGATTTTGATGGTCGTGTGGATATTGTACCTGTAGCTAATCCTAATATTTTCAGTATGTCCCAGCGTGTAAGTTTAGCAGCAGAGCAATTAAAACTCGCACAAGCTAATCCACAAATGCATAATACTTATGAAGCATATCGTAGGATGTATAGTGCTTTGGGTGTAGATAATATTGAGCAGATATTAACACCCCCACAACAACCACAGCCTACAAATGCGATTACTGAAAATGGTAAATTGCAAATGGCTTTAGTTGGTAAACAGCAATTGAAGGCTTTCCCAGAACAAAACCATGAAGCTCATATCCAAACGCATTTAGCTTTTATGCAGAGTATGACGATAAAAGGTAATCCTGCAGCTATGCAGATTTTGCAAACACATATATTCGAGCATCTAAGTTTAAAAGGCCAAATTGTTGCACAACAAGAAATGCAAGCTATGCAGCAACAGGGGCAAGAAATACCTCCTGAAATGATGCAAAACAGAATGGATGAAATAGAAGCTGAGCTGATGACTGCTTACTTGCAAGAAGAAGCACAGGTTCTTGGTGCTCAAAGACAAGACCCCTTAGTTGAATTAAAACAACAAGAGTTACAGTTAAAGCAACAAGACCAAATGCAAGATGCCCAACAAGAGCAAATGGAGCTTGAATTTAATAAGCGTAAGGCTCAAGAGCAAGCTGCCATCCAACGGGAGCGTATTGGCAGTACAGAAGATATAGCTCAGATGCGAGCACAAATTGCTATGCAACGTACCGCTAATAAGGGGAGGGGCTAATGGCAGATACTGGTGGTCCTGCTGGCGGTAGTGCTGGTGCTGGTGCTGGTGCTGGTGCTGGCGA